CCCACGTTGTGCCAAGAGAATTTATACTTGGTCGACATTTTAATTCACAAATCAAACTTCGCAAGGGCTGAACCTCACACAATCATAATTCGAATGCTTACATCCACCCCATGGGTGGTTCAGAATCTGAATTCAAGTGTGGGGCCTATAGTTGTCTTCTATAGGGACCACCCATGCGGTTTGTTAACAACAACGTGTAGATTTAGTCCTTTCTTAGATCACTCTGCACGTTGGTGCACCTGTTAAAAAGGCGAACGAAAAATCGTCCGCGGCAGCTTCAAACAGTTTATAGCTGCCAATGAAATGTTTGTACCATCCAAAGGCAATCGGGCTAGCCAGATTGTCATACGGCGCTGTGCCTTGGAAGGACATCCAATTGGGAGTTCTGTTGTCTTCTTCGGTCAGTCCTCGGCGAACAAGAAACTTGTTGCGTTCCACCAAAGGACCTTCATCGGAGGGTACCGAGCCTTCAGACACCAAAGAGAGAGGGATCCTACTGTAGTACGGCATCTCCCATTCCACCACACCTCGCAAGTCAGAATACACCTGGTGTTGAAAGCCTCCGCTCTCGCCATTTGGCATTCGGGTTGTCGGGTTGTAAATTGTCACTGATCCGTTGCTCGTGGGTAGAAGGTCACGGGACACAACAATTGGGATCCTTGTCGTTTGGGTCCAATTGCTGCCTTGAGACAGGCTCGTGTAGTCGTTGGGGCCAGATTGTTCTGGTTGAGACCACAGGCCAGTTTGCATTTTGTATCTTTTCCCTCCTCTATAAAATCGATAGAGGTAGCTGATATAATGCAGAGGGTTGTTGTTCGGGAGAGCATCTGCGATTCTTAGGTTAGCAGCAGATGGAGCAATAACCCCGGTGTAGGGGCTGCCTGTAGGCAGTGTGACATGGCTCTCGGTCCAGCAAGTTTTTGTTACTGGTGTCACCAGCTGTATGTCTTTTGATCCAAAGTATGCTGGGTCGACCTCGAAGCCCGTCCAATGGTACTGCGTGTCAGACAGGTTGAAGGGCCCCGAGGTGGCCGTCAGATTTCCGGAGAAATTGGTGTACGGAAACTGCTTTCCCTGGAAAACCTCCCCAAAACGCTTGATGATTGCTCTCAAGTTGACGACTTTGTCTCCGATACAATTCTCCTCTGGCGACATCTTGTCCATAGGCGGAGAGGACCACATTTTCTGAGATGATGTCTCTCCCTCGTTTCCTGTCGTTTCACTCTCGTTAAATATCTGGGCCACCAGAGGCGGATTCGGGACGGGGTACAACTGGCCAAACTGGGGAATCGCAAACGACATGTCATCACCTCCAGCGTGCCAAAGAGTCATTTGCACTTGGTCACTCACTGCAGTACTAGCTGCTTTGAGAGGAGTCAAAACCTCAAAAATCAGTGTTCCTGTTCGGTTCTCGTTGTTCCACTGGGAACTTCCTTCGCCCTTGAAGAGCATCTTGCACCACGGTACATTGTTGGCGTAAGGCACTTCAAAGGACAACTCGCTCGTCTTAGACAAATCTAGCACCCAGTTGTAGCAGGATTCAAGCTCATCTGTGTTGGGTGAGACCACGCCTCGCTTGGCAGGCACATAAGATACTCTCAGTCTACCTGTATGAAATGCGGTCTTGGCCACAGTAATTCGATACTTGATACTTCCTCGCCAAAACTGGAACATTGAAGCCAGATAATTCAGCGTGGTGGCAGCAATGATGCCAGTGTCAATCTCTTGACAGCAAGATGGAGAGTTCTGCCAGGAGAAAATCTGAGCGTGTGGCAAGTCAGCTGTGGTCCATGGTATCAGTTGGACTTGCGAGACACCTCTCACAGCACACATCTTCGCCTTGATAGTCTCGAGAGCCATCTCGTCCTTCTCAAGTCCAAAAATGTCAAAGTTGGTAATCAACCCCGTGTCCTGTTGCAATCCAATCACGGTTGAGTCATCCAATCCATCGGCGTGCGTGTAGCCCTGCCCAGGTTCATTGACCATGTGTGTTCTTGCGGCCTTGCTGGTTTCCTTATTAAGACCCAACATTGCAGAAGCGCCTTGTACTGCTCGAGCAATCCATCCAACTGGAGTGGCAACCGCTGAAAGCATAGGCACCGAAGATGCTGCTTCAGCAATGGCTGCAACACCACCTGAAATGACCTCCAAAGGTCCAGAGTGTTTTGCCTCCTCATCTCCCATCTGCGCCTCGAGGGTGTCAACGACATCCTTGGTGGGGAACACCAAATCAACATCGGAAAACCACGCAAACACGGTAAAAGGAACGGTGTCTGGGGTCACACCGGAGTGCAGTTCCACAATAGGGGCAATGATCACTTTCCCAAAGCGCCCTTCCCCATCCGTCAACCGAAAGTGAGACATTGGGCACATGAACGGCACTGTCATTTCCGCAGGTTGCCCAGTCGCAAGGTCAATCTCAACGCCTGGATATCCTGTCAAGTTCTGGGCGTAGCCCGTATGTCCTCGATTACTCTGCGTGTCGTAAGGGCTGTAGCACATCCAATACCTACCCTGTTGGAAGGGTGTGGCGTTGTACACTAGCCTGACATTGAGTTTGGCTCTCAAAAACGTGAAGTAGTTGAGTTTGTCCACAAGGTTGGGGGCCGTGGCGTACATGGCTTCTGGAAACTCGAGCTCGGTGGGAGCAACGCTTGTGTCTCGAAAAACCCCCTCGTGAACCTGCACTGGTCTCCCAAGAATAGATGTCAAAGAGTGAGCCAGGGATTCAGAGGGCAGTCCCACCAAACTTGAAGGGTCTTTGGCCATAATCCTTGCCGTCGAGTCAGGCAATTCTTCACGGAAAGTCGTAATCTGTTGTTGTTCAATCATATCTTTTTGCATAGCAACTCGTGGGTTTATGTAAACCTGGTCAGTCGAGTTATACTGAGCCTCAAAAACGGAGGGCGGAATAGCCTGGATTTTAAGTGGCACACATCCCGCAATAGGATTTCTCCTCCACTCTTCCGACTGAGATCGGGCTTTGCTGTCTTGTGCCTTCCTCCATTCGCTCAAGACCCCTGCTCTGTCGTGCTGTCCAAAATTTCGGGCTTCGTGTATCATCCACGGGGACAGAGGCGTGACTGGTGATTGCCAATATTGCCCGAAGGTAAGTAGTGTGATCCAAAGCTGAGTCCAGAAGAACACGTACTTCCAAATTTTGCAGTTCTGCCACAAGGACATTCTCACATAATCACCCATCATTCCGGTGGCTCCGGTTTCCAGGAAGTGAGATCCAATGAGAACTGTGTCGATTCCAATCTGTGCTTCCAGCATCTCAGGTTCTTCCAGCATTTCAGTTTTTGCTGTTACCAAACCCGCTTGATGCAGAAGACTTTCGTTCACTTCCCAAAAAGTCATCATCGGATTGGCCATTTCAACTTTCCGGCAAGCTTCGTCCACCATCTGTTTGCGCTGCTCGTACACTGTCTTCCCATGTAGGGCCCACTCCATTTGCGCGCTCTCGATGTTGTCAGTCGTGGCTTGTTCATCAGAAGGCGATTTTCGAATCCATTTGGGGATTTCATCGATGGTGTCCAAGTCCAACGGAGCTTTCCACCTGAATCCATCTTTCACAAAGCTACGCTTCAAGAAAGTAACGTCGTCAAGTGTACGTCGCATCGCAATGTTGCCTGTCTTTGCTTCGTCCGTGTAGGTCATTCCAATTCGCGCAAACCCTTCAGTGATAGTCAGTTGGTTGAAAAATTCAAGGGCAGCCTCACTGATGTTAATAAGATTGTCATCTCCGTAAGCCACCATGCTCACATGCTCATTGAAAGATTTCATGTTTCGCCACTTCTTCGGTACCACCAGCAGCCACACCAGTCGCACAGCTATAGAATTGTAGATTGTATTCACCATAGCCGTAGCTGGGCATCCAGAAGGTTGAGAGTGTGTCCAGTGATATAGTGTGCCCCTGCAGGAGTGAATTGAATAAACGATTTCCCGCCATAATGTCCTCCTTTCTATGGTGTTGTCTTTTCCATACCAGTTGTCAATCACGTCAAAAACTCCCCAGAGAATCTGCGGATTCAGGCTTCCATCAAAATTCGAGAAATCACCCGCAACCACGACCTTTCCTTTCCGTTGAACTTTTCGAGCAATCAAGTCCCAATCCGGTGAGTAAACATTCGTTCCAACAGCACTCTCATTCTCAATCCGAAAATGCGCGCAAGCAGCCAGGAATGTTAGAAAGAATTGCCGGAACAACACCGTAAAGTTCGCGGGGCCTGCAGCGAAAACTCTCGTCTTCACTTTGT